AAGCATTTCATCATCAGGACCAACAATCTCTTGACTTTCGTATTCATCAACAATTTGTTTTTTTATATCTGAAAAATAATCTTGATATATTTTTGTATCATTAGTTGTTGTGCCAAAGGCTTCTAATACTTCTTGATTATTAAAACCTGCTTTGTTTAACTTTTGTATTTTTTGTTTTTTCCAATCAGCTATTTCTTTTTGACTAAAACCTGCATCATTTAACCTGAGTTCTTTTTGTCCTAAATCCATTATTGACTCATTGTTCTTTTTTCATATTCAAGAGCTGTCTCACCTTCTAATCTTGGAGGAACTTCACTTTGATTTGTTTCTTCAGCTATTGATTGCACAATGCTTCCAAGATCGGATGTTTTAGGTAAAAGATTTTTTATATCTTTAGCAATATAATCTTTTGAGTTTGGTGATAATAAATTTTCAATAGTAACTCCATTTCTTAAACCATCAACATATCTTTTGTAATATACTTGTCTTAGTTTACTTGCTTTATTATTATAAGTTTTATCAAAATAACTTAAAAAAACATTACCTTGTAATAAAGGTGTAAGATTGTTAAACCATTGAATATATTGTTTATCTTGATTTGAAAATGTATTGTTATACGTTCTTGTTATAAATGTTGATAAAAAATTAAGATCATTATCATTAATTTGACCATCTCCTGCTCTTTCAATTATACTTTTTGCAGTTGTTTCACCTGGTAGTTTAAACTGATCTTTTGCATTTGTTATTTCTCCTAAATTTATTTTTTCTATAATAGTTGTATTCGTATTATAATTACTATCATAACTAAATTTACCATCATTAATTTTTGTATTAAAACTTTTAATTTGTTCATCAGCTTTAACATCACCAGTAGAATATTCTAAAAGTTCTTGATCAGTTAATCCATGAACCTTGTTTGCTTCACTTCCATTTATTCTGTCCGATATATTTTTTAAATTTTTATTGATTACTGAAGCATTGTTAAATTTTAAAACTTCACCATCAAATCTAGCTTTTGATCTTACTTCTGTAATTAATTTTTTTCTGTCATCTCCTGTTATTTGTTTAAAATTATTTGGGTCTTGTAATGCAACCGCAGCACCAGCTGCATCTGTTTGTGCTAAAAATTTAACTTGTTGAATCTCTACAAGTTTTGGAAAATTTCTTTTATATTCATTAAACTGTGGTTCACCAATAATACCATCATTTACTAAACCTCGATAGGCATCTAAAGATGATTTAGATAAAGTTTTAAATGAATATGGATTACCTGAAGATACTGCTGATAAAATATCAGAAGCTACCTTTTGTTCTACTTGTCCTACTCTATTGGTAACTAAACTATTTCTTGTTATTTTTAAAATATTATTAACATAAGTTTTTTTATTTTGTGCTAAACTTATACTAAAAAGATCAGCTACGTTTTTATTATTTGTTTGAGATAAATATTTATTTTTTATTTTTTCATATTCTTTTTCAAAATATTCTACACCAGCAGTAGGTGTTAATTTTAATTGAGCTTCTTGCTCTGCATTAAAAATATCAACTCTTGCTTTAGAACTTAAGTCACCTGCATTAACTTTATCTTCAATAGCTCTTTCTCTAACGTAATAATCTTCAGCTGCTTTACCTAATGGTCTTAATGCTGACGCAACATTTAATCTTGGATTAACCTGTATATTTGAAGCGACACCAGTTGCTTCGGCAGTAGGTCTTGCAGTTGCTGTAAACGTAGGTATCTTAACCATTAAATTATTCCTTTAGCTTGACCAATTCTTAATAAACTCTCACCAGCTCTTGAATAATATCCAAGTTGAGCAATTCTAGCTTCTTGCCTTCTTATCTGTCCTGATATTCTTGCAAAGTTAGCTTCTTCTATTTTTTGTGACTGTGCCACATTAGAATTATATTCAATAACATCTTTTTGTATTTCAGCTTGTTCAGCGTTATATCTTTGCACATTAAAAAATGTTCCTGATCTTTGAATACCTGATTTTGCTGCTGCAACATTTGTGCTACCAACTAATTTTTGATAGTTTTGATCAAATCTTGCAATATCAAATTCAGTTTGTTGAGCAATAGCTTTTGCTTCTTGTTCTTTTATTTGAGCATTACGATTATAAACAGCTTGATTAAATTTACCCATTGCTGATGCTTGTTGTGCTGCTGCTATATCAAATACAAAACTCATTTAAAAAATCCTCGCATATCTATAATGATCTGAACCATCAAAACCATAATGTTTCATCAGACCTTCGTTTTCTAATCCTAACCATTTAGCAAACTTTAGACCAGTTTTAAAGTCTGCTCTTACAGCAGTTTGAACTCTTTTTATTTTATTTTCTCTAGCTAGTCTTGCAAAATTTTTTTTAATAGCTCTTGCTATGATTAATGGATGATCCCAAACTTTACTTGTTGCCAAAACCCAACCCTCTGCTACACCACCCCAAATAATTTTCATTCCAGCAGATGCGATAGGTTTATTGTTAATCATGCAAGTGTAAGCCAATCCTTGTTGTTCAAGTTCCATTGCGTCACCATCAAACTGAGCATCCTTATCCATAAGAACGTGGTTCATTTGACTAGCAAGAATAATCTTACCATGCTTTGAAATATAAGGCACTATATTTAGTAATTTATCCATCGTTTGTAACTAGATTTGGGTATAACGATAAAACAGTTAAGGGTAAAGGTTGAGTTTGTCTAACAAAGATAAACCCATCTGTTTCATAGTTTCCTCTAAACTCTATCTCCTTATCTCCTGTAAATACAGGTATTGCAGTATCCATATCATCAGCAGATGATCTAAAAGGTATTCTTTCCATATTACTTAGATCAGGTCCAACCTCTACACCAACGCTTTCAAATAACCTTAATGAAATATCATATATTCTTTTTGTTTTACCTTGTGATGTACCATTAGCAGCTCCTGCATCTAATCTCATCGTTTGTAGTAAAGATGTATAAGATAAACCTACTTTGACTTTAGTGGATGATCGATCTAAAGTTATAGCTCCTGAACTTACAGTCTTGTCAGGATGAGTTGAGCCATCAGCTAAAATCGATACAGCCTGACCTTCTAAATGTTCTAATCCTGTAATCGTTGTTGTGGCACTACCACTATATTCAAGTTGTGAATCTAAAAAATTAAATGTCGTATTATCTGTTTCTGTAAAATCATAATTATTTAAATATTCTACATATCTTCTTGTAACACTATTGATGGTTCTTTTTACAATAACATAAACTTGATACTCAGTATCGTCTGTAGGTATAACAGCTACACTTTCACACACTGCATTACCTGAACCAAAAACACCACCAAAAATTTGTCTATGCCAAGCTGTAACTTGTTGTTCTCTTTGATAGGTTAAACCAATTAACTCACCATCACTTCTTGTCATCCAAACAATCTGATTAGGCTCTTGTTGATATGCCATCTGTGTTATACCACCTTCAGTGATATGTTCTGCAAGGATTGTCATATCAGGTGCAAGATAACCATCAACATCAAAGTTATAAGCTAGTTCTCTAATCTTTCTTTTTGCTCTTTGTAAAAAGAGAGTTGCATTACCTGCTGAGATAGCATCCACATTAGCTGCACCATGATTTGATTGTTTTTTAATTAATATGTTTGTAGGTGTAATGGCAACATCTGTCCCTCCCCCTGATACAGTAAACTCACCACCAGCTGTTCCAACAATTAAAGTTCTTGTTGCTGTCATAAATCTAATGGCATTAACTTGGTTAGATGCAATGGTATAGATGATAGCATCATCATCAGCTATCGTTCCACCAATGTTTGCATCCATGTTTTCATAATCACCTGATCTTGAAAAAAATAAAGTTTGAGGTTCATTGCTTGTACCTGCAAAAACTAATCTTTGTTCAAAGAAAGTTACAGAAGATGGATGACCTGTTGTATCTGAAAAAGAACCTAATCTCCAATCTGCTGTTGCACTTGCACTAGATAAAGCTGTTATAATTGTAATTGTTGCATTTGTTGTATCTGTTACTCCAGTTATCTTTGCATAACCACCATTAAGAAAAACAAATCTACCAACGTCTGTTGAAAGAAAACCTGATCCACTATTTATTCCTGTTACCGCAGAAGCAACTAAAGATATTCCTGTGCCTACTGCTGATTGACCAGGATTCAAAGTTGTGTCTGTTGTATTTGCATCTTGCATTGGTCCTTTGGTGAAATCAACATCACTCAAAGTCCAAGACGTATGACCTGTTCTTGAAAGTTTTTCTACTTCATGATTAGGATGTGTAATGTACATCACGTCAGCAGACTGTGCATATTTAATATCAAATAGTTCTGCTGTTAAATATGGAGTAGATATTTCATAAACTCTATTCGCTACACCGCCTGAAGTATAAGCAGTAAAACTTGTACCATTAATGTTTGTGCCATCAACATTTGTAATCTCAAATGTATTCGTTGTTTTGTTTGCAACTAAATATCTTTTGTTATTAAGCTCTGTCATACCTGCAACACTTGTAATAGATATTTCATCACCATTAGAATATCCATGACTTGTTGCTGTAATCACAACTGGATTAGCTTGAGTTGCTCCACTAATTGTTTTATCACCCTCTAATATTTGACCATTATCTTTATAGAAACGAATATACTGATTACCAAACTCCATCATGTAAGTTTGTGTTGTAGAAAATTCAAAAGGTATTAATCTTGTTTTAGCTGCACTACTTTTTACTTCAGCTATAAAACGTGAACCTGATCTTCTTGCTGCTGAACCATGAGGATAAATAATCATGTTCTCTAAAGTTTTACATCCTGAAGAATATTTATTTAGATCATTACGACCATCGAGTCTTGGTGATAATTCACCGCCAGTGAAGTTAGTTAATTGAACTGCAACTCTTGCCATGTATTAGAACCTCGAATTGATAAACGTATCAGCTCCAATAACATCCGCCATTCCTTTTTCAGGGTTCATGTTTTGACCCTCTGTTGAATCTACAAATCTAGCTTCTTTCAATTTCTGTTGAAACAAATCATACATATTTTTAGCTACAGGATTTGAAGAGGTTACAGCATAAGCAATGTCAGCAGCTAAAGCAGCTGATAAAGTTTCTCTTAATAATTCATCATACTCATTAGGGTCAGTAACTCTTGAAACATATAAAATTTTCATTGAAGAATTGTCTGTTAATATTTTTCTACCTTCAATTTTATGATCTGAATCAAAATCTAATATGCTTAAAACTCTTAAACAATCAGCAGGTATAGTAAATTGTGATGTAAAACCCCATGCTGGAGTATCAGTATCTGCTGCTAATTCTACTCTTTTTTGTAGACAATTCCATGGATGTGATCTGAATACTGAATCTCTTATTTGTGTAAATCTTGCATTGCATAGTCGAGCATTTTTTGAATCTTCAGTTAAAGTTATAATTGTTGATGCTCCTAACTGATTTAATGCTCCGTTACAAATGTCTACTATTGATGCCATAATATTTTATATTCTAAAATTTAAGTAAAAGATAGGGGATTTCTCCCCTATCTCTATAACACGATTAGCTTACTATATATTCTATAATAAAACTTAAGTCACCAGCAGTATCACCTGCAGCGTCAAAAGTTAAACCAACATAGTAGTAACCACCTGGGTCAGAAGATTGACCTGCATCTTCCCATACTTTTTGACCCATTTTGTTTATGTCTCTTGCTTCGAATGCTACTTCAGTTCCTGTCGTTACAGCACCTCTAAGGTCTGTAATTGCAGAAGCATACGCATCGTCATCCACTGCAGCTATTGCTGTAGTAAATAATCCTACGTCAGTAGTATTAGTAGTACCGCTATCTAAATCATCGTTAAATAATTTGATAGAAGTTACACTCGCATTCGTTGGTATCGGAGCTAACATTACAGTATCAGTTGCTGATAAATCACCAGCAGCTAAAGCGATAGTACCTTGAGCTACACGTTTAATTCCGTGTAACTGTTGGCTATCGTTTTTTACCATAGGAGTAGCTACGAAGTTTGTTACTAGATCACTATTTACATTCGCCATAATTTCCTCCTATTACGATTCTGTACATTGCACTTCAACAACTTTATCTTCTTCCATTCTAGTTGCTCCGAAAGATGCACAGTAGTACACTTGAGTAGCATACCCTTTGTCTGATCTTTCATCGATTCTAGCCATGACATCTTTACCTATACCAAGAGCAATTCCGTCTTGAGCATAAGCTATGCACGATCTAGTAGAACCTGAAAGTGATAGTCTGTTTGATACAATGAAGTTAAAACCAAGAAACGAATTGATCTCACCATTTGCCAATGCTTTGACAGTGTTGAAATCTGAACTTGTTACCTCAGTCGTTCCAAGTAAATCAGTGATCTGTTTAGGACCAACAATGATAAATCTTGGGATTGATGGATCAACACTATTTAAATCAAGAGTCTGTTTTGCAGTTCTTAATTTTGCAATAGTTAAACCAGCAGAACCATGTACGATTTGATTCGCATTAGCTGTGCTAGTTGATCCTGTTTCACCAGTGAACGCTGTTCCTAAAGCGGCACTAATGATTTCATCATCCATAGCTCTACCCATAGCAAACGCTGCAGCTTGAGCATAAGATGACGTTGGGTCGATTAAAAGACGTACTTTGTCTTGTTCATCAATTAAATCAGCAAATTCATAATCCACTAGAGATACCCTTCTTCTTGCATGAGGAGTATCAATCTGAGGAGTATCAGAATGTCTGCTCGTTCTTTTTACAGCAGTCACTGATCCAACTTGATCGAAGAAAGCATTTTTTCCTACAACGCTTTCGACTCGTACTTTATCTCTTAACAACGAACCCATTTGTTGTGACAACATTTGAATGTTAGCAGAATACTGCTGTACAAATGCTGTAGTTACTTGTGATGACATATTAATGTCCTCCTGTATTGTTAAGGTTAGTTATAATCAGAAAGGTTCTCTGTCGATGACAGGCATCTCTTGGATTTAAAGTCTTTTAGACTAGAGTCTATTCCCTCTTGTCAGCAGGGTTCTTTCGAATTGTCCCACCTTTTATCCATTTATAATATTTATCACAAATTGGCAAGGGGTCTTTTTTTTGATACTCCGTACCTGTTTCTTTTACGATACGGAGTATTTCTAATCTTATTTCTTCTTGATTTAAATGATCGTTACTTGGCATTCTGCATTTCTCTTAAAGTCAATACTTGCTGAACAACTTTTGCATGATCAGGATGTGTACTGTTCCAATAAGGACCTGTTTTATCATTTATGATTTGAGATATTTCTGAATCATAATCTCTACCTTGATTTACATTTTCACTCTCTGTAGATATAATTTTATCTTCAGAAAGCATATCAGCAATCTTAGCAAAGCCTTTGATAACATCAGGATTATCTCCAAGTCTTGATCCATCT